AATCTCTCTCTTTTCTCAGTTTATACCTTAGTATATACCATAGAAGAGAGAGAGTCAAGTAAAATCGTACTTATTTTATGATTATTTTGGGGGGTGTGGTAAAAATGTCACAATTCTATAAACATAGCTTTAGTTGCACCACAATCAGGGCAATACCAATCATCTGGTATGTCTTCAAATCTGGTGCCGGGCGGGAGATCTTCATCTTCATCTCCCAGCTCTTCATCATAAATGTATTCACAGGCTATACACTGCCACTTTTTATAAGGGACATCAACCATTTGCGGGGCCAGGCTGTTGCCAATAGGTCTGAGTATCCGAATCTTTTGGCGAATCATCAAGCTTAAAATCATCATTCCAGTTGAATGCTTCCTTGACTACATTGGCAGAAAGGCCTTTATACTTTTGATGTAGTATTTTTTGTTTTGCTGCACAAAGAACCTCAGCTTCACCTTCTTGCAAACCTTCTAGTAATTGAACAAACATCTGTTCCCGTCTCCTAGAAGTAAGGTTATTAGCACCTTTAATGTAATGAAATAGTTTTCTCGCCTCGGCAATTAACATTGTGTGTTCAGTACCCTCTGGAGCCTCATTCTTCTCATAGGGTGGGACACCTTCGGGTAAGTCCCATACAATTATTGGATCAAATGATGATTTAAGAACCATCCTTAACGCATCACTGTTGTTTTTTCTAAGAATAGCAACCTTCGTATCCTTAGTTTTCGCCTTACCCACTTGATCTAATATTTCGTGGAATAAAGGAACATAATTATCTGGCATATCAAAATTCTCCTATTGATTCAGTGAGGTCTCTTAACCTCTTTTCTATAAAGTAATTTAGTAGTTTAGTTCTGTCACCTTCTGGTGCTTCGTTGTATTTATTAAGACACTCCATGTACAATTCGGCAGGACTCTTACTTAGGTCTATTAGTGTCTCATTTCTTTGGTGATTCCTCTTTAATTCTGTAGAAGGCAATCCTTCACTTAAAAACCTTTCAATCTTTTTCTTACCTAACGGCCGTTGTCTTATCCCATCGGTAAATGTATGATCTGGTGACAAGACATTAGGTACACCATCACTAGAATCACCTTTAAGAATGTGTTCCTTTAAGTATTGAACAGGGTCTTCACCATTAACAAATTTCTTAGTAATAGGACTATATTGTGTCACATTATTAATTCTATGTAATTGTATAAAGTCCTTATCACCAGATAGAATTAAAGTCTTACCGTTGTCAAATTCCAATTCTACACATAGTGCGGCGATAATATCATCAGCTTCTGCACCATGAACCTCTAAATGTTTATATGGAAAGTTGTCTTTAAGTTCTTGTTTAATTTCATTGAGACATCCAAAGATAGAGTCCCAATCTAGGTTAGATTTTTCCCTAGTCTTCTTACGATTATGTTTATATTGTGGAAAATAATCCCTTCTCCAGTAATGTTTAGAATCGTAACAGAGAACTAATTCTCCAAAATCTCCACTAAATCGTGTGCGATACATCCTTAATGAATTAAGTATCATATGTCTTACCATCTTTTCGTCTGGTTTAACAGTCTTATTCATATTCAAATGCATCATTACACTTGCAAGACTAATCTGGTTCATATCAACTAATATCATTTCACTTCCTATTCTTCGGGTTTATCATCTGGTAACTCACTTATATACTTACTAACCAATGATAGCTTATCATGATCTACGTTACTTTCTGGATTCTTTGGTAAGTCTACTAACGGTTTTGTGAAATTAGTGATAAAATCTGACATTGCATGTTCTAATCCCAACTCTCTATAAACCATTCCCTTTACAGCTTCTATTATGAACCCAACATCTCGCAAAAACTCTTCACCATCAACATCAAATTCGTGTTCACTTAGGGTGTGGATCATCTGAACACAGGTATTTTCAGTTATCTCCTCTGCAAGAGTTCTAAGTCTATATAGTTCTCTCTCCGCCTTTGTTGGTGTTTTAGCTGCTTTTCCTTTTGGTAGTTTCTTCCAAGGGCCTTGAATTATATCTGCACCTTCACTCATTCTTCCATATCCTTTTCCCAAACCATACCTAAGTCTGGATAGAAAGTTCCAACGTCACGTTTAGGTTTCCCTATGTTTGGGCCATACCAATAGTAACCAAGTGCAACATTACGACTACGAATCTTCTTCTCTTGGTATTCTCCATACAACATAGAAGACCAATCACCATGCTTGAGGTAATGCTGCATCTGTCTTACATAACCTTCATGGTCTGCAAGTTTTGCAATTGAACCTTTAATATCTTTCTTAACACCAGCACGTTCAACAGAAGCAAGTTCTTTCTGAGTCTTCATCCACTTCTTAACCTTATCAGGATGTAACTGATGGTCTGTAGGTAAATCCCATAGAGATTCATGAATATTAGACTTACCATAAGTAGGATCGGCTAATGCTTTCTTCTCTCTTGCTACAGCTAGACGTTCTGCTGCGGCGACACGTTGTTCCTCAGACATAGGTTTACGTTTTTTCCTAATCTTTGGTGCTTTCCAATCAGAGTTATCTGTCTCTACTTTTATCTTACGTGTCATCTGGCCAATTATCCTTTATATTACCTAAAATGTGTAACCTATCTTTCTGAGAGGTATTTACGGCAGTGTGCATATTCGTAGTATCAACAATATAGTAGTTACCATCTGCTGGAATATGAAACACTGTCTTATCCAAAACTAACCAGCAATCTTCATTAGTATATACTGGGATATGAATTCTCTTTGAACGGTCTTTATGATAACTATAACAAGTCTTTGGTTTTAGAATCATAGCTCTTGTATGAGTCATACCAAATCCAGATAACAGTCCATTCAAATATGGCATATCAAATATGGGAAACTTAAAATCCCTTGTATGATATTTGTGGGTTTGTTTCCTCTCCCAACTATTTTTACTACCACCAACACCACACCCCAAGAATGGGTCATCACTGCCCTCAACACCTTGAAGACATATCTGTGTTTCATATGGTGGTAGAACTTTAAGTTCTTCTTGTATCAGATCCAAATCTATCTGAGAATGCATTATAAGTACCATATCTATATTTATGCTGGTTTCAACACATCTAATACATACATGACCATACCGTTGATAAAGATTGCACACGCAACTGCATTTATAATTATTAACGCACGATCATTCCAAACAATCGCAACCCACAACCAACCAGCAACTCCCACGAACTGTAATATCATATTCCAAGGATACAAGTTATTCGTAGTTGCAATCATAGCAAAAACTAGTACTATGGAAGATACCCATTTGATCCACCATGTAGGTGGATGATGTTCTTTTAGGGGAGTAGATGTCTTGGTATCATGCGTCAATACTAATATCCTTGTTCTTGTTTCCGTTTCTCTAATGTCTTAAAGGCACGGCGTTTACCAGCTGCCTTCTTCCTACGAGACTTTTCGCCCTTACTCTCGGCGAATTCACGTTTCCGTAATTCGTTAAAAAATCCCTCATTTTGGAGTTTCTTTTTAAGAACTCTTATCGCTTGTTCTATATTATTGTTACGTACTTCTATTAACATTATTTTTTCATTTCCTTTAATTCCCAATTACCGTTAACTTTACATGCAGTTCCTTCAACATCTCTTTGGTTACCATTAACGATAACACTTGTGATGAATTCTCTACAAGTACCTTGTGTATTATGGGGTGTTGTATTAACTTGTATATTCTTTTCGGGATTCTTCCACGTTCTCTGTTCTCCATCTCTAGAGTTACTTAGTGAGTTTCTAAGTAGCATAGTTGCATACATCTGATCTACTTTGTCAAATGTAGAACCCACTTCATGACCTAGTACCATACCACCAACTGCTAAGGCTGCTACTGTAAGTGGATCTGAACCTCTACCCACATATGTACCAATTCCAACACCAACGACAGAACCTATTAATGCCTTTTTACCAGAAAAAACAGGTTGGGGTGCCCAAACACCCTTTCCAGGCAAATAATAATCTTTTGCCGTGCAACCATTTATCGGACTGCAACCAAGAGAGGGGTTTATTCCACTAGGGAGTAAACACCCACTCAAACTAAGGGTTGCAGCAACTAAAGAACTAAGAGCTAGGCTTCTCAACTTTAACTTCCCTGTTCTTCTTAATGACCCGTTCAATGTTGACTAGTGACTGAGATTCTTCCTCTTTCTTATTGGCACTAACCTCTTTTTCCAACTCTTTCCACGCTTCCGTAGAACGAATTCTGGAATATACCATGCGGTCTTTACGTAAACGATTCATAATAATCTTCCATGCGTTTTTGTTATTATACTCCAATAACACAAATGCACGATATTGTACACCACTAGGGAATACATCAATCTTAACTGGATTATACCCAGCAACATCAACAGAAGCAATCACGTTTTTAGTGACCTTTTCAATCTCTGTAAGAACTGACGCATCAATATCATTACTACCAATCTTAGCAGTAAATTGTTTAGTCATTGAATCTAACTTACCATTAATCCTATCTGCAAGAACAGTTTTACCATTAAGAATAGCAATATCAACTGCGAGTTGCAAATCTGGAGCAATAGATGTTCCAGTAGTGAAGATAGATCCTTTCTTCTTAGGTAGCTCTTTATACCAATCAGGTATGAGAGACACAGCACGTTCAACCACTTCGGTCTTATACTTTATATATGGTGATTTCACCAAAGTTGGTTGGGGCTTGTCTGCACATGCCGCCAATCCTAATGCAAGGACAGAAACCCCTGCTACTAGTAGTTTTTTGTCCATCATTTAATCTCCTTCAATTGATCAACTACGATATCTCTGGCACCACTGTCCAGAAATGCACTTTTGACTACAGGTATTATATCTGGATAAAATATCGTTAACAATACCCCTAGTCCCATTCCAATTAATATCTTAAACATTACTTGGTTTCTTCTTTTTCAGACCGTTCTTTCTGCCACGTAGTGACCTTTGAACCTATATCTGAAATATCGCTACCAACACCACTGATTGTATTACCACAACCAGATAATGCTATTGTCACAGCCAAGGCAACAATTCCTGTATACCATAGGGTTTTTTCTCTTTTATTCATGAATTTATTCACAGCTTAACATCCTCACTTTTTGATTTCCATAATCTTTCATAATCACACTCATGTATATAAACTTACACGATTGTTTGGGTTTTGTCAAGGTACATTTGAGATTCTTTTCCGATCTTAATAATATCGGAATTTTATCATTCATAACCTTAACTTTTGCACGATGTTCTGCATGATTGCAGGCATCATTCTCTGTCATGTCTGGGCTAAAGGTATATTGTCCAGTGGATGGATACCACTTTCCTTTAACTTTTGCACGAATATTCACGACACATTTTCTAGTATCGTCTATATAGGGGAAAACTGACCGTTTCATCATTTTTACTGACTCAATCTGGCCTTGGAAGGTAATCTTGTCTTTATTCTCATAATCGCAAGGGGCTTCTGCGTATGCAGCAGAAGTAGCAATAATACCCACAAAT